AAAACCCGCAGCGTCGAACGGGCTCCCGGGGTCGAAAAGAAATTCCGCCCGCACAGTTTCCACCTTGTGTCACACGTGACACGGTGTTACCATTCGGAGATGGAAGACAGGCTCCAGGTGAAGAGGAATGACTTCGCCTGTTCATGTGAGGAAGACGGCAAGCAGCGCTGTGCTGACGTGATGGCCTGGGCGCTCAACAAGGCCAACGTCGCCAAGGAAGACTTGCTCACCTGGGCGGTCTACGCGCTGAACTGGGGCTACGGGGCCAGCATCACCGGCATCGACAACGATCAGTGGTCCGCCATCAGCACCGAGACCTACGGGAAGGAGGACAAATTCCAGACGTACATCCAGTGTGACGATGTGCTCGACGGGATCGCCTTCACGATCAAGGCGTATTACGACAAGTTCGGCGAGGGGAGAGACTGGTGACCGGAAAGTGGGCTCAGGCGCGCAAGGCACTCGTGGAGGGCAAGGTGGTCTTCCTGCCCAGGACGACCAGCAGGCAGGCGTACAGCATCTTCAGCTACGAGCGGCGGAAGGGGCTCCGGATCAGGGTCACCCAGGCGACCTACATGGAGTGCCCGGGGATGGCGGTCTGGGCCGTCGAATGATCAGGCTGAAGTTCTGGTGGTACTGGACACGAAGACAGTTGATCTGTGCCTTGAAAGGGCACGACCCCCGCGAGCTTCTGATTCGATCAGGAACTGTCAAGAACATCGAGACACAGTCCCCCACGCTCGAATATCGCTGCTGGCGGTGCTTCGTGGAACTAGACCGACCGTGAACGCTCGTGAGTTCCGCAAGACCTGGACGAAGCTGACTGATGAAGTCGTTGATGTGCAGGTTCATGGTCGCGATGTCGGCTACTGGGTGCCAATCGGGACGGAAGAGTGGTGGTTGATCAAAGAAGGGAAGACGGAGTCAAGCTCCGACTCGCCATCCGGGGAGAAATCTACAAGTACGCCTACACCTACGGGAAGCGACCGAAATACGTGAGTGTCGGCTGGGAAGACATGATCAAGCTGTGGGTGTCGGAGGCGGGAGGGTACAACGCCTATGCCCCGCTGATGGAAATCTATGGCTGTGAGTTGGTGCTGATCAAGGAACTCGGAGAAGGAGTGGTGCTGGTCTCATGATCAACATGGCATTGGTGGTCTGTGGGCTCATCTTCATCGTCACCCCCTGGGCGACGCATGAGCCTGACCCCGTGGCGCGAGCGGGGTTTGGGGCGGTCGGCGGGCTGCTCCTCGGGACGGGCGGGATGATGTCGATCCTGGGCTTCATCGACAAGCGGAAGGCGAAGCGAGGCGCGCGGAAGGCGAAGGCGGACTTCAAGAACATGGCCAGCCTCAATGCACCGTCGGCAACGAAAACACCTGGTGCAACGAAAGGCGGTCAGACGCACTGCCACTCATGTGGCAAGCCGCTGGTTCAGTGGCGGTATCAGTACGGCTTCAGCGGGGACGGCCAGCCGAACATCAGCACCGACTGGCGGTGTCCGGACTGGGTCCAGAACCCGTATGATCTCCACAGCGTCGACTGTCAAAACGTTGTCCAAAAGCCATTGACCCGAGTCTCTTCAATGGCGCACCCCGATCACACCAAGCACACGGCTGTGGATTTCGGATGTCCAGACTGTCTCGATGAGCTGGTCAGGAAAGGGGTCCTGAGCGATCAAGAGGCAAAGCAATTCCGATGAAAGGATTTGCAACCCGCACGGTGTGTGCTAGTGTCCGGCGTGAGTTGGTGACGAACCGAAGCGGAGCCTGGTTGGGCATCGTGGAAGGTTCGAGGACATCACCGGCTCCGTTCGTATGGCGGACGGCGATCAAGATGGCGTCGCCGTCCCCTACGAGCGTCAGATGATCACCACCACCTCCCTCACCAGGACCCTGGCGCTCTCTCACCATGTCCCGGGGTTGGCCGGTCATGCCGAGCGTCAGCACCCCCATTTGTGGACGATCCGGGCGGAATTCGGTGGTGACCCCATCGCGGCCGAGGGGATGGCCGTGGTGCCCCACGAGGAGGCCGAGAAGTTTCGGCGCATCCTCAACGAGTACCAGGGCGGTCATCTCAACGATCTCGTCGGTCCGGCGATCCCGACCCTCGAAGGCTTTGCGCTGCATCTGATGGAGCGATGCTCCGGCGCGTTGCCCAACCTGCGGAGGATCGCGATCTACGATGCCTATCACGACCCCGCAGAGCAGAGGACGTTCATCGTCGAACGGTGAGCTGCTGTGGCTCCACCCCGATCAGCTGCGCGCCAATCCCTGGAACCCCAACACCGTCCCCGATGATCTCTATGAGCGGGCCCGGGAGAGTCTCCGCCGGTTCGGCTGGCTGAGCCCGATCGTCGTCCGTTCGTCCATTGATGCGGGCGGTTCTGGCTTCGAGATCATCGACGGCGAGCATCGCTGGCGGATCGCGGTCGAAGACGGCATCGATCCGGTGCCGGTCTTCTGTGTCGATGGCCTGACTGACGCTGAGGCCAAGCGCGCCACGGTCATCCTCAATGATCTCCACGGTCAAGCCCGGCCCGACAAGCTGACCGCCCTGTTCCGGGGCCTCCTCGACGAGATCAGCGTCGATGAACTGCTGATCGGCCTGCCGTACAGTCCTGATGTCCTGTCTTCCCTTCTGCCGGACATCGAGCTACCATCACTGCCGGTGGGTCCGCTCCCCGAGGCCCCTTCCCCCGGGGGTGCGCGCTGGGTTGAGCGGACCTACCGTCTCCCGCTCGAAGCCGCCGAGGTCGTTGATGATGCTCTCGCGCGGGCGCGCGGCGAGGACGAGATCGAACCCTGGCAGGCGCTCGAACGCATCGCCGCCGAGTTCCTCGCGAGCTGAGCTGTGGCGAGGACGACTGATCTGACACTTCGTGAGTACGAGGTGCTGTGGGTCTACGCCAAGGTCGGTCATAGCGGCGAAACCGCGACCCAGCTGGGGCTTTCGGTCCAGACCGTTCGCAATCACCTCAACCACATCTACCTGAAACTCGATGTTCACAGCGCCATCGAGGCTCTGGTGGCGGTCGGATGGGTCAATCTTCCCAAAACCCGCGCCGAACTGCGGAAAACTGCCTGACATTGCGCCAGACCGCAGGAGGCTGCATGAAACCCGGATTTGGGGCGAATCGCTGATGCCCGGGCCAAAGAAGGTTGACTGGAAAGAACTGGAGCGCCTCTCGGTCACCGAGGGCAAGTCCGATCGAGAGCTGGCCCGGCAATTCGGCTTGTCCAACGCCACCGTCTCGGCCAAGCACCGCGCCGAGGACTGGACCGGCAAGCGATTGGCCTACCAGAACGCCATTTCCCGGCGGAGCTACGAGCGAGTCGCCGATTCGGTCGCTCATGAGCAGGCTGAGATCACCAAAGAGAACGTGCTCGCCGCTCGGCTCTACATCAGAAAGTTCATCGCTGACTTGAATTCGGGCGTCATCAAGCCCAACGCCAAGGATGCGGTCGCCTTCATCCAGCTCCTGGCCACGCAGCTCGCTGCACCGGCTGAACTGAAGGATGAGGGCACGATCACCGTGGAGCAGATGCCCGATGTCGATGTCCTCCGACGACTTCTCGAAACTGCTCGGGAACACGTCGCTGACGCCGGAAGCGTGGGGCCAGGTCTACTGGTCGACGCTCAAGCTTCTCGCCCGAACTGACCCGCTCGCCTACGGCGAGTACGTCTTTCGGCTGCGCCCGGCCGATCACCACAAAGAGATGATCGAGTTCATCGAGGACCAGCTGAGCCGCCGTCAGAACGCGGTCATCCTCGAACCCCGGGGTCACGCCAAGACGACCTGGGCCAACACGATCTATCTGAGCTACCTGACCAGTCGGCACCCCAATATCCGCATCGGTTTGATTTCGAACACCGCCAAGCAGGCCAACGACTTTTCGAGGGCCGTCCGATTCACACTCGAAGCCAACGACTACCAGCACGAAGTCTTCGGGAACCTGACCGGCAAGCACAAGTGGAACGACGTCGAGTGGATTCAGAAAGACTCTGCGCTCCACGGCACCAAAGACGTCACGATGTATTCCGCTGGGGCTGGTGGGGCGATCATCTCCAAGCGCTTCGATCTGATCCTGTGCGACGACATTCTCGATGAAGAGAACTCGGCCAACCCCGAGCAGCGCGAAAAGGTCGAGAACTGGTTCTGGAAGACGCTCAAGCCGTGTCTTGCGCCAGGTGGCTCGATCATCGTCATCGGGACCCGCTGGGCTGAGGGCGATCTCTACCAGAAGCTGATCGAAGAGAAGAAGTGGCCAGCGCTCGTCAAGAGCGCCATCAACCGTGAGACCGGCGAAGCGCTGTGGCCCCAGATGTGGCCACTTTCTGCATTGGAGCAGGAACGCCGGGATATGGGCAGCGCGATGTTCGCCTGCTCCTATCTCAACGACATCTCAGGCTTGATGGCGGGCAACATCTTCCGCCGCGACTGGTTCCAGTATTACGACGGCCTGCCACCCGCCAGAGCGATCTGGACGATGGGTGTCGACCTGGCCAGCTCCGAACGGGAACGCGCCGACTACACCGCCCGGGTCGTGATCGCCGAGGACGACGTCGGCAACATCTACGTCCACTCGGTCCACCGCGACAAGATCGAGACGGGCCATCGCAAGTTCGTCATCGATGGCTACAACGCCAACCCCGACATCTCGAAGATCGTCATCGAGAACAACCAGTTCCAGAGCACCCTCGTCAAGGAGCTGATCTCATCGACAAGCCTGCCAATCGTCGGCAAACGGGCGGACGTCGAAAAGGTGACCCGTGCCCGTGCCGTGGCGGTCCGCTACGAAAACAAGAAAGTCTGGCACCACCGATCTCTCGCCGGAAGCGACTTCGAGATCGAGCTGTTGCAGTTCCCCAAAGGCCATGACGACATGATCGATGCCCTTGGCCACGCGATCCAGACAGGAGCCGGAGGAGCGTTCTTCGGGACTCTGATGCGGAGGAACTGACATGACCGAAGCGATCCGTGTCTGGACCCGCAAAGAGATCGAAGAAGCCGCCGCCCAATACCCCGAGCACACCTCGATGATCAAGACGAGGATCAGTTTCAAGCTGCTCAAATTGCTCATCGATTACGCCGACAGTCAGGGCGACCAGATCGAGGTCATCAGCGCTCACGGCAACCTTGAGGAAGCCGAGCTGCATTTCTTCCGGAGGGGTTGATTGAGCATTGTCGAGCCGCTCCCGGAAGTCGAATTCCGGGATGGTGTTCGTGTCGTCCCCCATCACGTCGCGGCGATCCTCGCTTCGATCGAGACCTACCGGCTGACCTACGACGAAGCGATCAAGCTCGCCAACACCGGGATGCTTCGGAACGCGCTGGGCCAGATTCAGCGCAAGACCATTGATGGTCACTTTCGAGAGAACAGGTAGGCATTGGGAGCCGTCCTCCAGAGACTCTCATCGCTGACCACTCGTGCAGCCAAGACCAGTCCCGTCCGTGCCGCGGCAGCGTCAGGGACCGCATCGGTTACGGCTGCCTATGACGGCAAGGTCCGCGTCCCCGATTCGGCGGTCCTCCGCCACTGGGCCCGCAACTCGGAGTGGATCAGGGGCGCGATCGGCATCCGCAAGTCCCAGGTCTCGGGGGCCGAGTGGGACATCGTCCCGCTCGACAAGACCAAGCGCTATCCGGCCCGAATGCAGACCGAGCTGCGGGATCGTCTCCGGACCCCGAACCCGGCCAACGACTCCTGGCGCTCGTTCATCGAGCCGATCATCGAGGACCTCCTGACCCTCGACGCTGGCTGCATCGAGAAGGAGCGGACCTTCGGCGGGGGGATCGCCGGTCTCTGGCCGGTCGATGGGGCCAAGATCAAGGTCAACGCCCTGTGGGACGGCTCCGATCCTGACCAGCCTCGCTACTTCTGGTATCCGGACGGCTGGCGCGAAGCGGCCCAGTTCAAGACGACGGACTTCATCTACATGATGCAGAACCGTCGGACCGATGCCCCGATCGGCTTTTCGCCGCTGGCCACGCTGCGGGCAACGATCGAGGCCGAGATGCAGGCCCACGAGTACAACCGCCGTCAGGTGGCGGGCGCAGCTCCCGATGGCGTGCTCAATCTCGGCGAGGGCATGACCGAGACCCAGGCCAAGCAGTTCGCCAGCTACTTCGAGAGCGAGGTCGCCGGTCGAGGAGCGATCGGATTCCTTGCAGGGGTGAAGAATCCGGGTTGGATTCCGTTCCGGGAAAACAACCGGGAGATGCAGTTCCTCGAATGGCAAATCTATTTGGTCCGAAAGATTTGCGTGGTGATGGGCCTGACGCCCCAGGACCTGGGCGTGACCTTCGATGTCAACCGGAGCACCGCCGAGACGCAAATCCAGATCAGTGAGGACCGCGGTCTCCGGCCGCTGATGACCCTGATCCAGGAGTACATCACCGAAGAGATCGTCTGGGACGAGGCATTCGGGGGCCCCGACAACAACCTGGCCTTCCGCTTCACCGCCCTCAACCTCAAGGAATCAACCGCCAAAGCGGCCATCTATGAAAAAGCGCTCGCTGGCGTGCCCTGGCGCTTCGTCAACGAAGCCCGGATCGACGAAGGCCGTGAACCCATCCCCGAGATGGAAGGCAAGTTGATCATGTCGACCCCGACCGGGGCGGTGAACATCATGGACATCCCCACGGTCCGCGAGGTCATGGAGGCCCAGGCGGCGGCCAAACAGCGTCCGGCGACTGAATCCTCCATCGATGACCTGGTCATGCACCTGAAGACCGAGAAGCCGCCACAGCCGCTGCTCGAAGCCGGGGCCGTCCAGGTCAAGATCGACAACCACCAGCCCGACGTGAAGGTCGAGACCCCGGTGACCATCGCTGATGGTGCCGTCCGGGTCGACCAGAGCGAGAACTACGTCACCCCGTTGGAGCTGACCAAGGTCCCTGTTCGACAGGCCGACGGCTCGATCGTCATGACCTTGATCCCACAACCCCCGCCACCCCCGCCGCCGGAGCCGACCAAGCTCCATCGTCGGGTGCTTCGGGATGCCCAGGGTCGGCTCATCGGTGTGCAGGACGAGATCGTGGGTGCAAGTGGTGTCGTTCGATCCACCACCCGTCGTGTGGTCCGTGATGAGCACGGCCACGTCAGTGCAGTCATTGAGGAGTAGGGAATGGCGCTCATCGACCCCGTCGGTCTGGACGACGGAGCAATCGTCTCGATTCGACGTGGTCGGCACGTCGATCAGCTCATGCGGATCGGCCGGAACGAGGTTCACGCCGCGATCATCCATCCCGATGGGACGGTCACTGATCTCGGTGTCAGCTACAACCTGCTGACCAACATCGGCCGTGACTATCTCGCTGACGCCATGGGCGGGGCAATCCCGGCCGGTGGCGCAGGCTCTCCAGCCACGGCCACCTCGGCGACCTCGTTCACCGCGACCGGCACGCCCTGGACCGCGTCGAACCTGGCAACGCCCCAGCTGGGCCTTGCTGGCAAGCGCGTCTATTTCCCGGTGACCAACATCACCACCGCGCCGGTCTACGGCAACATCGTGAGCAACACCACGTCGGTCGCGACGGTCGACCAGTGGTGGACCGCGACCGATGGCACGGGCACCACTCCGGCGTCGACCAACGCCTTCATCATCGGTGCGGGCGGTCTCGCCTCGGTCCGGTTCATGGCCCTGACCACGAACGCCTCGGCCGCATCGGCGTCGAACACCACGCTCGCCTCAGAGATCACCACCAACGGTGGCGGTCGAGCCCTGGCGACGTACGCCCACACCTATGGCAACGCCACGTTCACGCTCTCGAAGACCTTCTCGATCACCGGCACCCTGACCGCCATCCATCGGATGGGCCTGTTCACCTGCCTGACCAGCGCTGGCGCTGACCCGATGATCTTCGAGACGGTCCTCAACCAGGATGCCACCGTCGGCAACGGCGACTCGCTGGCCGTTACCTGGACTGGCACGATCTCGGGCTGAGCGATGCCTCTCTTCGTCGTTCAGGCCAACGGCATCGCGAGTCCATCGAACTCGACCAAGGTCGCCTGCCAGATCGCAACGACCTCGACCAAGGTCGCGACGATCGTGGCGTGGGACATCTCATTCGATGGCACGACATCGACGAGCACGCCGATCTCGGTCAGACTCGTCCGCCCCACGGCAGCGGGCTCGGGTGGTTCGACCTTCACTCCGCTGCTCGTCTCCGGCGATACGTCGGCGACGAGCAGCACGACCGCTCGTATCAGCGACACGACCGCGGGGGCATCCGGAACGATCCTCGCCACCTGGTACGTGCCACCGACTTCGGGCTTCTCGTATCAGTTCCCGCTCGGCCGCGAGATCGTCTGCAAGATCAGCGAATTCTACGAACTGCAAGTCGTGACTGTGACGGCGTCCGGGACGCCGAACTACAACGCCAATCTCTGGTTCGTGGAGTGAGCGAGCCGCTCGTCCGCTCGATTGACGAAGCACAAGACCATATCCGCTCGCTGACCTCGCGTGTTGTAGAACTTGAACGTCTACTTGTTGACCACAGCCAGCGCTTTGAGACTCTTCAAACTCCCTGGTGGAAGCGTCTTTGGTTCTGGCTGCAAGGCTGGCCGTGGTACGACCTCAACGGCCAGCAGGCACATCGTCCGTGGCACAGAGTGATGCACCGTGACTGACTTGTTTCTGGTGACAACCATCAGTGATATCAGCACTTCTGATCGCGACTACGTTGCCGATTTTTCACGAGGGACGTTGTTTTCAGCGATGGGCAATACCAGTACGGTGGCTGGGCCAACCTCGGGCGTTCAGCAAACCGACCCCTCCCTAGGCTCACCGGCGACGTGGTGGTCGCCGCTTCTGGCCGGAGGCGTGACCATCTCCGGCACCATGACGCTCAATGTCTGGATGCTCGAATCCAGCATGAACGCGAACGTCGGTGCCCAGATCGAAGTGGTTTTGTGTGATGGCGCAGGTACGGCGATCTCGACCATCGTCAACACGGAAAAAGGCGTCGAGCTGGGCACCTCGTTCGCTGTACAAAACTGGACGGCAACGCCTACGTCAACCACTATCTCAAACGGACAACGCTTGAGAATTCGAATTTTTGGTAATGACGCGGGCGGCACGATGGCATCTGGGTTCACCTTCAACTCTAACGTCAATGGGGCGACCGGTGGCAGCAACGGTGATTCTTGGGTGCGTTTCACGGAAACCCTGACAGCGTGGAGTTATAGCTTCACCAAGAGTGTTCCAGTCAACCAGGCGGTAAACCGAGCGACCGTGATCTAGGAGGCTGAGATGGCGAGGCTCGGCCGAGGATTTCCCCAGCAGCCGAAATACATCCAGCCTGCGCGTCAGACTGCTGCTGC